CACCCTGTCCAAAGCCTCTGGCACTGTCGATGCCCAGTATTTGTCTATTCGGGACAGTAACGCCACCGGTGGGGCGGTGTGGAACGCGCTCTATAGCACCAACCTGGGCAACAACACCGGCTGGATTTTCCCTGGGGGCAATATGTTCCTTATGTTCATCTAAAGGGAAAATATGGATATACCCAAGGTTATCAGCGCTGTTGCTGCAAGTGTTGCCGCCCTTGGGGGCGGTTATACGCTATTTGACAAGTTTGGATGGTTTGAGAAGTCAATCATTGAGTGGGCGCCGGACCACTTCAACGTGGCAAATTCCAAGATTGGAGCGCCAATTGAAGTAACGGTCGCTCGCATCAAGAAGCGTGATGACTGCTCTGTAGAGTCGTTCATCCCAGCCATTAGAGACGGCAAGGGCGTGGTTCGTGAAGCGGTGCCCTCGAACTCAAAGTTCTCTGGGCCTGCTGGGCCCGAAGTAGATACATTCACCTACTTCTTGACGCTCAAAGAAGACCCTGCGCCGGGTAAAGCAACATTGCTTGCCACGATCAAGTACAAGTGCCCAGAAGGCGAGCGCGTAGTCACTTACCCACGGCACAAGAACCTGTCCTTCATGTTGGAGCAATAAATGGCACCATTACTTGCAGGCATCGTCTCTTCGCTCCTGCAAAACAACCTGCCGAAGGTTGCGCAAGCGGTTGTTGACAAGGGGTTGGATTACGTACAAGAGAAGACGGGCATTGAGCTTAAACCGGACATGAGCCAGGAAGAGGTCAAAGCTCTGCGTGAATCCGCCATGAAGCATGAAGAGTTCATGGTCGAACAGGCCAACAAGAACACCGCCGATGCGCGGGCCATGCAGGTAGCTGCGCTGCAGCAGGACGATAGGTTTTCTAAGCGTTTTGTGATGTATCTGGCGATGTTCTGGTCATTTACTGCGGTGGTGTACATATTTCTGATCACGTTCACAAACATCCCTGAGCTAAACATTCGGTTTGCCGATACGATCCTTGGGTTTCTTCTGGGCACTGTAGTAGCGACGATCCTGAACTTCTTTTTGGGGTCCAGTGCGGGGTCAAAGGAAAAGACAGAGGCATTGGCCGCGGAACTTAAAAAATGACTCTTGAAGAACTGATGATCTGTACTGGCGCTAAAAAGGAACACGCGGAGCGGTTCTTGAAGCCTATTCAAGACGCCATGCAACTGTACGGCATCGACACGCCGCAGCGGCAAGCGGGATTCTTATCGCAAATTGGGCATGAGTCTGCAGGGCTGTCCACCATGACGGAGAACCTGAACTACCGGGTAGAAGCGTTAATGGCCATGTTTGGACGACACCGTATTAGTGAGGCAGACTGTAAGAAGTACGGCAGGACAAAAGATCAGCCTGCTGACCAAGAGCGAATCGCCAACCTTCTTTACGGTGGGGATTGGGGGGCTAAGAATTTGGGCAACACGGAACCCGGTGATGGGTGGAAGTACCGTGGGCGTGGCCTCAAGCAACTAACTGGGCGTGACAATTATCGTCGGTGTGGTCAGGCGCTTGGAGTAGCATTGTTGGATGACCCGGATCGACTGACCGACCCGGTTGTCGCTGCCTTATCGGCCGGTTGGTTTTGGCAGTCTAAGGGCCTCAATCTTTTCGCCGATGAAGAAGATGTCGAGGGCATGACAAAGCGCGTCAACGGAGGCACAATCGGCCTTGAGCAGCGGGCCTCGTTGCACGCTGCGGCGATGGAGGCACTGGCATGAGAGTTCTGAATGTATGTCGCACGCTTGAGAACGGCACGATCGAGCCTACGCATGCGGTTGAGATTTGTTGTCAGGCATGTGGATACGATCTGGACGCCTCGGAACTAGCCAATGACACGTGTTCCGACTGCGGCCAGCCGCTCAATCTCCAGCAAAGCGTGCATATTCAGGTGACCACGATGCCTGCGGCGTCGGGTGGGGTTATGTAAAGGCGTAGACAAATGGCAACCAGCAAGTCCAAAGTAAACGCAGCGGGTAACTACACCAAGCCGGGCATGCGCAAGGCGCTGTTTCAGAAGATCAAGGCAGGGACCAAAGGTGGCGACCCGGGCGAGTGGTCCGCGAGAAAAGCTCAGCTCTTGGCGCAGCAGTATAAGAAGAAGGGCGGAGGCTACAAGTCATGAAGGCCCCGCAGCAGTCGCTCAAGGATTGGACTGCGCAGAAGTGGCGCACGTCTGATGGCAAGCCCAGCAAGGGCAAGAAGCGGTATCTTCCGGATGCGGCGTGGAAGTCGTTGTCGCCTGGGGAGAAGGCGGCCACCAATCGGGCGAAGGCCAAGGGCAATGCACAGGGCAAGCAGTTTGTAAAACAGCCCAAAACGATCGCCAAGAAAACAGCAAGCTACAGGTAAATCATGGCTACGGTGAAAAAAGATGCAATCGTTGACGGTATCAAGCAGGCCTACGCCAAGGGGGTCAGGGCTTGTCCGACTGCGACCGTTGACATCCATATCAACCTAAAGAACCGCAACAATGCGATCAAAGAGTATGGCTATGGGCCATTGAATCCGGAGTCAGAGTCGCGAGTCTTCTGGCAGAAGAAGGCGGACATGTGGGATACCACGGTACGCGAGGCCAAGAAGGCGCGATGCGGAAACTGTGGAGCGTTTATCCAGACACCTCAGATGCTGAAATGCATGGCTGAGGGCATACATGACGAGCCGGAAGAGCACGAAGGTTATGCGGACGAGGTCATTGAAGCTGCTAACTTGGGTTATTGCGAGCTGTTCCACTTCAAGTGTGCGGGTGACCGCACTTGCGACGCATGGCTCGTGGGCGGTCCCATCCGATAGGTGAACTATGCCGCTGTTACGACTGTTCTTAAAGCCTGGAATTGACAAGCAAAACACCGAATACGGGGCGGAGGGCGGCTGGACTGACAGCGACCACGTACGCTTCCAGTACGGGCTGCCTGAAAAGATCGGTGGCTGGGAGCCCCTTGATGGTGGATTGACGTACTTTGTCGGATCCGTCAGTGAGATTTTTACTTGGAATACCCTAAGCGGTGCTCCTTACGCTGCAATCGGCACTAACCGTAAGGTATATGCGTACTACGGCGGAGATTGGGCAGATATCACGCCAATCCGCACGACCAAGTCGGTGACGTTCGACACCACGATCAACTTGCCTACCGTGACAGTCAATGCAACGGCACATGGGGCCATTGTTGGGGACTTTGTCACCTTTTCCAGCACAACGGGGGATCCCGGTGGCATTCCTAATGCAACATTGAATAATGAGTATGAAATTGTTGACGTTTTGACCGCCAACACTTTTGTCATCACTTGCCCCGTAAATGCGACTTCCACCGCCACGGCAGCTGGTACGGCCACCGCGACGTTCCAGATTAATGTAGGTCAAGACCGCAGTTTCTTTGACTTTGGTTGGGGAGTGGGACTGTATGGACTAGGTTTTTGGGGAACGGCACGGCCAGCTACGGCAGCCTTACAACTGTTTTCTCGGGTCTGGCAATTTGACGAATTTGGACAAAAACTGATCCTGCAGTTGTGTAATGGCGGGATTTACGAGTGGGATCCCACGTTGGGACTAAGTACGCGAGCCACCCCGATTGCAGGCGCTCCGACCAAGAGCAAATTCGCCTTAGTCTCAACGCCTGACAGGCATTTGGTCTGCTTTGGGACAGAAGGGACCATCGGTGTGCCTGCTACGCAGGATCCAATGTTTGTCCGGTTTTCTAATCAAGAAGACATCAACGTCTTTGAGTCGACCGCCACAAACACCGCGGGCGGCCAACGTCTAACCGACGGCAACCTCATCATTTCGGCAGCACGTTCTCGCGGTCAGATATTAATTTGGACCGACACGGCGCTGCATGGCATGCAGTTTATCGGGCCGCCCTACACGTTTGGTTTCACCCAGTTGGGTGCTAACTGTGGGGTGGTGGGACCGCACGCAGCGGTGGACGTCAACGGTGTTGCCTACTGGATGTCCAAAGACGCTTTCTTTGTGTTTGATGGGGTGACCAAGAAGCTGCCTTGCACCGTGCAGGACTACGTCTTTGATGCGTTCAACCCCGTACAAGGCTATAA